CCTCTACAAAAATGGTTCAGAATACAAGCGTGGATGGAACGGATCCGGTACACAAATTGCTTCTGGTTTTTGGGCTATGACCGTTAGTTCAGTAGCATATGCTAATGGCACGAGTGATTATTTTGAAATATACGTTCAACAAACTTCTGGGGCAAGTTTATCTGTTACTGCGGTTGCTGCCCCAGCTATTACTTGGTTTAACGGTTGTATGATAAGAGGAGCATAAGATAATGTCAACAATTAAGGCAAATAATTATCTTGATGCAGCAGGTGGCAATACAGCCTCACTATCCGGTAATGCCACTACCGCCACAACTTTGCAAACCGCTAGAACTATTGCAATAAGCGGTGATGTGACAGGCACAGCAACATCTTTTAACGGTAGTGCAAACATCGCTATCAGCGCCGCTATCACGGCGGGATCAATTGTGTCGGCCGACTTCAGCTCCGCAACATCTTTAATTATCTACAACTCAGCAGGCACCGTACTGAAGACAATATACAGTCCCAGTACATAAGTATAAATACTGGAAACAGTATAGGAAAACAACATGGCAATTCCATCATCTAGACAAAGCCTCATCGATTATTGCCTACGCCGTCTAGGCTCTCCAGTAATTGACATCAACGTTGATCCGGATCAAATTGAGGATAAGGTTGATGATGCTTTGTCAAAGTATCACGACTACCACTCAGAAGGCACGTTGAGAACATATCTGCAGCATCAGGTAACTGATTCTAATCTTAGCAGCGGATACATTACTCTAGATCCAAACATCATTTACGTCACAAAGATGTTTCCAATTAGCTCTGGGCTAGGAACATCTCGTGGTATGTTTGACATCAAGTATCAGTTAATGCTAAACGACATCACAAGCATGTACAACTACATTGGCGACCTTGCTTATCACGAGCAGATCAACCAGTATGTTTCTTTGCTTGATATGCAACTAAATGGTACACCACAGATTCGTTTCTCACGCCGTCAGAATAGATTGTACATCGATGGTGACTTTGTCGATGGTGATATACAGAGAGGCGACTATGTTGTTGCTGAGGTAATGGCAAAAGTCAATCCAACCACATACAGCTCTGTATGGAGTGATACATTTATGAAGGACTACACAACTGCTCTGATTAAGCAGCAGTGGGGTATGAACCTTATGAAGTTTGAGGGAATGCAGTTGCCAGGTGGTGTTACACTAAACGGCCGTCAGTTCTACGAAGATGCTACAAACGAGATTGAACAAATCCTAACAGAGATGCGATCTGTCCATGAAATGCCAATCGATTTCTACGTAGGATAACATGGCAACCAATATATATTTTAGCCAAAAAGTTAAGTCTGAACAGAATCTATTCGAGGACATTGTCATTGAGTCGTTGAAGATGTATGGCCAAGATGTCTACTATCTTCCTCGTGACATTGTCAACAAGGACCCAATTTTTGGTGACGATATTCCATCACGATTTAACTCAGCATACAAGATTGAAATGTATATTGAGAACGTTGATGGGTTTGATGGTGAAGGCGATCTGATGACAAAGTTTGGTGTCGAACTTCGAGACCAAGCAACATTCATTGTCGCTCGTCGTCGTTGGAACCAAACTGTTAAGAGATATGACAACGAGATCAACTCAGTTCGTCCTCGCGAAGGTGATCTGATCTATCTAACACTCAGCAACACTATGTTTGAGATTATGCACGTTGAACACGAGCAGCCATTCTATCAGTTGAGCAACCTGCCAACATACAAGCTGCGTTGTGAGAAGTTTGAATACAACGATGAAGATTTTGACACAAATGTTGCAACTATCGATACGATTGAACAGATCGGATATGTTGTTAAACTAACGCTGCAAGATTCGTCAGCTAAAGGCTTTATCATTGGCAACGCTGCTACTCAAACGCTAGCATCTGGTGTTATTGTAACTGGAGACATTGTAGACTACAACGACTCTGATAACATTCTACAGCTTGCTCATATTGGATCTGACGATAGTGATTACCACGAGTTTGTTTCTTCTAGAGTTATTATCTCGCTAGATAGCGATGGTAACACTCTACGCAGAATGGTAACATCTATTAATGAACAGTTGAACCAAGCAAGTGCTCAGAATGATGATTTCAGTAACAATGATGATTTTATTGACTTCACAGAAAGCAACCCATTTGGCTCTGTGGAAGGATAAGTAATGTTTGGAACGTATTTTTATAACCAGACGATTCGAAAGAGTGTAGCATTGTTTGGAACAATGTTTAACAATCTTTACATCATGCGCACAGCAGCAAACGGTGACGGTGTTAGCACTATTAAGGTTCCATTATCTTATGCCCCCAAGCGCAAGTATATGGAACGCTTGTTAGAAAACCCCGATCTGGATAACGATACTAAGGTTGCTGTTAAGCTGCCAAGAATGTCGTTTGAGATTATATCAATTGGATATGACCCAACCAGACAGTTGGCAAAGACCAACAATGTCAATTATGTTGGCACAGCGTCAACCAACAGAACAAAGATCTATACACCTGCCCCATACAACATTGGATTCCAACTTAACATCTATGCAAAATCTCACGATGATGCATTGCAAGTTGTTGAGCAAATCATTCCATTTTTTAGTCCACAATACACCCTAACAATCAAGCCGCTTGTAGACTTTCCATCAGTGAAAGAAGATGTGCCGCTTGTGTTAAATAGCGTCACATTTAGTGATGACTATGAGGGTGCTGTTGAATCTCGTAGAACAATTATCTACACGCTAGATTTTGAAATGAAGATTAGCTTCTATGGTGGTTCTGCTGCAGGTAAGATCATTAGAAAAGCTATTGTTGATATTCACCAAATTGATAATGGAATGAAAGATTCAGATCAATTTGTTGAAAGCATTCGTGTTACTCCAGATCCAGCAAACGCAACTGCTGATAGTGATTATGGATTTACAACTACAATATATGGGGCTTTAGATAGCGCATGACCGACTCAGCAGATAATGATTTTGAATATGCAAGACAAGTCTATCACGATATCCTAGCCAAAGGATCTCAAGCGATGGATGAAATGATTGGAGTTGCTACAGCTACTGAGCACCCTCGAGCATTTGAAGTGTTGTCAACAATGATGAAGACCCTTGCTGACGTCAATGGTAACTTGATTGATCTTCACAAGAAGAAAAAAGATTTTAACAAGACAGACGAAGTAGCAGCGCTTCCAGGCGCAACAACAAACAATGTATTCTTTGGCTCGACAGCGGACTTGCAAAAGATGTTGATCGACAATATGAAAGATGTGACCCCAAGTGGCTAATATGAATTATTCGTACAACGGCAACCAAAACGTAAAACGTGATGGCGCGGTTATTGGTTTTACCCAACAACAGATTCAAGAATACGTTAAGTGCTCTCAGGACCCAGCATACTTTGCCCGAACATATTGTAAGGTAATCAACCTCGACAGAGGTTTAGTTGCGTTTGATTTGTACCCATACCAAGACAAGATGTTCCACCACTTTAACAGTGAACGCTTTAACATTGTGCTTGCTTGTCGTCAATCTGGTAAGTCAATCAGCTCGGTTGCGTATCTGTTGTGGTATGCAGTGTTCAAACCTGAGCAGACAATTGCTATCCTCGCTAACAAGGGTGAAACTGCTCGAGAAATGTTGGGCCGTATCACATTGATGCTTGAGAACCTTCCGTTCTTCTTACAGCCTGGAACAAAGGCTCTAAACAAAGGTTCGATTGAATTCTCAAACAACAGTCGTATTGTTGCACGTGCTACATCTGGCGCATCGATTCGTGGTATGTCTGTTAACTTGCTGTACTTGGACGAGTTTGCATTCGTTGAAGATGCCGCAACATTCTACACTTCAACCTACCCTGTTATTACTTCTGGTACAAGCACAAAAGTTATCATCACATCTACTGCAAACGGTATTGGAAATATGTACCACAAGTTGTGGGAAGGTGCTGTGCAGGGGACCAACGACTTCAAACCTTTCCGTGTAGACTGGTGGGACGTTCCAGGCCGTGATGAAAAGTGGAAGATACAAACAATTGCCAACACTTCTCAACTACAGTTTGATCAAGAATTTGGTAACACATTCTTTGGAACGGGCGACACGCTGATTGGTGGCGAAGCTCTTATGAAGCTAAAGATGGTTGAGCCAATTAGAATACTAGAAGATCAGACTGTAAGAATTTATGAAGAAGTTAAAAAAGACCATGATTACATTATGGCAGTCGATGTTGCTAAAGGAGTTGGCGGTGACTATTCTACGTTCAATATTATTGACATTACACAAAAGCCTTTCAAGCAAGTTGCCACTTATCAAAACAATAAAGTATCGCCTATTCTATTTCCAGATTACATTCACAAATATGCTAAGGTATATAACAACGCTTGGGTTCTAATTGAGAACAATGACCAAGGTGGAGTTGTTTGTAATGGAATGTATTACGACTACGAGTATGAGAATCTTTATGTGCAGTCTGCAGTAAAGGCAACCGGTCTTGGTATTACAATGGACCGTAAGGTTAAAAGACTTGGGTGTTCAAACATAAAGGACTTAATCGAGGGTGGTAAACTTGAGATTGTCGATCGTAATACAATTCTCGAGATATCCACATTCGTAGCCAAAGGTCAATCGTATGAAGCATCTGATGGCAACCACGATGACCTTATGATGAACCTAGTGCTGTTTGGTTACTTTACAGGTCTATCTACTTTTGGCGATATGACTGATATCAATGTTAAGAAATTCTTATTCGAGCAACAGACGAGACACATTGAAGATGATGTTGTACCATTTGGCTTTATAGACGATGGATCGGACCCAGACCCAGAACCATTAGTCGACCCAAAGAGTGGTTGGTCAGTTGATAAGGACTGGCGTGCCGAACATTGGGATACCAACGCTAATTATTGATTGTTATAAATAACAGTAATTGAAAATAACCGTATCATGGTTAACTTATTATTGGAACACTGGAAAAGGAAACAGTCATGGCATTATTCACTCCTTCAGAGTCTCCAGCAATTATCATAAAGGAAATTGATTTATCTGGCGTTGTTCCCAACGTACAATCAACTACTGGCGCAATTGTTGGAAAATTTCGTTGGGGTCCTGTAGAAGTTGCAACACAAGTCGATAATGAAGCGACTCTGGCTGCAACCTTTGGTACTCCTAACGATTCAAACGCAGTAGACTTTTTGTCTGCAGCATACTTCTTAAGATATTCAAACAACCTTCAAGTTGTTCGTACAGTAAACACTAGCAATGCTAAAAACGCTCGCTATCCTCGTAAAGCTGCTGCAGCGCCTCTCGTTAAAAACGATGCAAATTTTGATACATTACTAGGAAATCTAGATAGTGATAAACAAGTGTTTGTCGCAAAGTATCCTGGCGCGCTAGGCAACAGCTTAAAAATGTCCATCTGTGTTCCTTCAGGACGCGATTCGGGTGGTACATTTGTTTTGACAGATTCGTCTTTCTCGAACTGGGCTTATAACGATTATTTCGATGGCTCGCCAAGTACTTCAGATTTTGCTGCTGCCAAGGCAGCTAAAAATGATGAAATTCATATTGTAGTTATTGATGAAGATGGTTTAATTACGGGAACAAAAAACACCGTTCTTGAAACATTCCCATTCCTATCAGTTGGCACAAATGCTAAATTGGCAGATGGTACAACTAACTACGTTGTTGATGTAATTAATAAAAAATCAAGCTACATTAAGATGGTTGGCTTTGGCACCGCAGGATTATTGTTTGATTCAGCTGCAGGTACAACAATTGATAGTGGTGATAACTTCTGGAGCCCAGTTGTTTCAGATTCTATTATAACATTCTCATTAGACAGCGGTAACAATGGTGGTGCTTTAACAAATAGTAATTATCTAACCAGCAACGCTTTATTTGCAGACAAAGATACAATTACTGTAGACTTCTTAATTGCTCCAGGTCTAACAAACGATTCAGACCATGTTACAGTTGTTAATGATTTAATATCAGTCGCAACAGCTCGTAAAGATTGTGTTGTAGTAACTTCTCCTAACCGTGATGCTGTTGTTAATAACGCTGCTGCAAACATTGTTGCAGACACTCTATCAACAATGTTTGGCTACACAAACAGCTCTTATCTGTTTGCTGATAACAACTACTTGAAGGTGTACGACAAGTATAATGATAAGTATCGTTATATTCCAGCAGCATCGTCAACAGCAGGTTTGATGGCAGCTACAGATGCAAACGCAGCTCCTTGGTTCTCACCAGCTGGTTCACGTCGTGGTGCATATCTAGGCATAACCAGCCTTGCTTACACACCATCAAAAGCGCAGCGTGATACTCTGTATAAAGCGTCCGTTAACCCAATCGCAAACATTCCTGGTCAAGGCGTGTTGTTGTTTGGTGATAAGACTGGTCTTCTACGTCCATCAGCGTTTGATAGAATCAACGTCCGTAGACTGTTCTTGACAATTGAAAGAGCAATTGCACTTGCTGCAAGAAATGTTCTGTTCGAATTCAACGATGAGTTTACTCGTGCTGAGTTTGTCAACATCATTGAACCTTTCCTTCGTGAAATCCAAGGTCGTCGTGGTATCACAGATTTCCGCGTAGTTTGCGACGAGACAAACAACACTCCTGCGGTTGTAGATCGCAATGAGTTCATCGCTAGCATCTTCATCAAGCCAGCTCGTTCTATTAACTATGTCACTCTAAACTTTGTGGCTGTAAGAACAGGTGTAGACTTTGAAGAAGTTGTTGGTACAGTTTAATAGCGCTAGAGGAGATATACCATGGCTATTTTAGGAGTCGATGACTTCAAGTCAAAACTAAAAGGTGGCGGCGCTAGAGCAAACCTGTTCAAAGCGACGATCAACTTTCCAAGATACGCTGGGGGTGATGTCGAACTGACATCATTCCTCTGCGAGGCAGCTCAGTTGCCTGGTTCAACACTAGGGATGATTGAAGTCCCTTTCCGTGGCCGCCGTCTAAAGATTGCTGGTGATCGCACATTTGAATCTTGGACCGTAACTATCATTAACGATACAGATTTCAAAGTCCGTAACGCAATGGAACGCTGGATGAACGGTATGAACAATCACCAGCTAAACACTGGTTTGGTCGATCCAATTTCTTATCAGTCTGACCTATTTGTAGAGCAGCTCGATAAGAATGGAAAAGCTCTAAAGAAGTACTCATTCAAAGGTGCCTTCCCAACAGCGGTTGCTCCAATTGACCTTTCATACGCTACAGAAAATGAAATCGAAAGATTCACAGTGGAATTCCAGTATCAGTACTGGACATCAGATACCACTAGTTAATTAACCGTACTAAATAATCGGAAGGGGTGAACAGCCCCTTCCATTAATACTTAGGATACACAATGGCTGATGAAGGTTTAAAGATTTTTGGTTTTGAGATTCGTAGGGCAAAGACCACTGCGAACAATAAATTATTGCCATCTATCGTACCCCCTGTAGATGATGATGGTGCTGGATACGTTACCGCCGCTGGTGGATACTACGGCACATATGTTGATATCAATGGTGACACCACAGTTAAAGATGACGCTGTCTTAATTAGACAATATCGTGGTGTAGCAACACATCCCGAAGTTGATGCCGCAATTGAAGACATTACAAACGAAGCAATCGTAACAAGCGCTAATGAACAATCAGTTGCATTGGTTCTTGATAAGATTGAAGCACCCGACAATATCAAAAAAGCTATTACAGAAGAGTTTGATAATATCATCTCGATGTTGAACTTTGGTGAATTGGGCCACGATGTTTTCAAGCGTTGGTACATTGATGGTAGAATGTATCACCATCTTGTTGTTGACGATAAAAACCTCAAGGCTGGTATTCAAGAAATCCGTCCAATTGATGGATCAAAGATCCGCAAAGTAAAGCAAGTTAAAAAGAAAAAAGATCCAATAACTGGCGCCGAGATCATCGAGAATATTGATGAGTTCTACATTTATCAAGATAAGCCTGGTGAGCAGAATAGCGGAATCAAACTAAGCAATGATTCTGTAAGCTATGTTACATCTGGCTTGCTTGATGAAAATAGACGCAAGGTTGTTTCGTATCTACACAAGGCTCTAAAGCCTGTTAACCAATTGCGTATGATGGAAGACTCGCTGGTGATCTATCGCCTTGCTAGAGCTCCAGAACGTCGCATCTTTTATATTGATGTTGGAAATATGCCTAAAGGTAAGGCAGAAGAGTACATGAAAGGTATCATGGCGCGCTATCGTAACAAGTTAGTTTACGATGCTACCACTGGTCAAATCCGGGATGACCGTAAGCATATGTCAATGCTAGAGGACTTCTGGCTACCTCGTCGTGAGGGTGGTCGTGGAACCGAGATCACAACTCTTCCAGGCGGTGACAACCTAGGACAGATCGAAGATATCCTATACTTCCAAAAGAAGCTATACAGATCACTCAATGTCCCTATCAGCAGAATAGAATCAGAATCACAATTCTCACTGGGACGCTCTTCAGAGATTTCTAGAGATGAGTTGAAATTCCAGAAGTTTATCGATAGACTTCGTTCACGTTTCAATACTCTGTTCTACAACATTCTCAACAAGCAGCTAATCCTAAAAGGTATTATTACTCAAGAAGATTGGGATGAGTGGAAGAATGACATTATTGTTGACTACACAAGAGACAACCATTTCACAGAGCTAAAGAATAACGAACTGCTTCTTGGTCGTCTACAGCTTATGGATGAAATCTCTCAATATGTTGGTCAGTACTTCTCACGTGAGTGGGTAATGAAGAACGTGTTGCAGTTGGATGATGATGATATTAATGAAATGAAGGGCCAGATGGATACTGAAGGCAAGCAAGGTGAGTATGACAGCATTATTCAACCTGATGCTGGTGGGGGTGGTGGAGCTGTACAGATTCCACAACGACCTCAACCACCTATTCCAGCCGGTCAAACGCCCCAATAATTTAATTACATAAATATATGTTATGATAAGGAGAACACTATGAGTATTGAAGATTTTATTGATAGAGTACAAGTTCAAGATTTTACTAATGCCGCCCCATTGTTTGGTGAGCTGATGGCTAGTAAACTTGGTGATGCTTTAGATCAAGCTAAAATGAAAATCGCAAATGAAGTTTTTAACTCGGGTGATGAAGACGACGAAGAATTGGAAGATGTTTCCGATGAAGAAGTTGATGAAATCCTCGATGGTGACGATGAAGAGGACGATGAGGAATAATATTTCTCAAAGTTAAAAGATTTATAAATAAGATTAATAAGTTGATAATACAGGTATTAACATGAAGCTGATTGCTGAATTTACAGATAACAAGCTCGAGGTTCTAACCGAGCGTACCGAGAGAGGTGGTAAGAACCACTTCATCGAAGGTGTGTTTATGCAATCAGAAACAAAGAATCGTAACGGTCGTATCTACCCCAAGTCAGTAATGGAAAGAGCAGTAGATCGATATGTTACAGAACAAGTTAAGACTGGGCGGGCTGTTGGTGAGTTGAATCACCCAGAAGGCCCAAACATTAACTTGGATAAGGTTTCCCACATTATCGAAAAGCTAGATTGGTCTAGCAATGATGTTGTGGGTAAAGCACGCATTCTCGAAACTCCAATGGGTAATATTGTAAAAGGTTTGCTCGATGGTGGTGTTCGCTTAGGTGTGTCAACTCGTGGTATGGGTAGCCTTGAGGAGCGTAATGGCACAATGTTCGTAAAGGACGATTTTATTCTTAGCACAGTTGATATTGTGCAAGATCCATCTGCACCAACAGCCTTTGTTAATGGAATCATGGAAGGTGTAGAGTGGGTTTGGAATAATGGCATTATTCAACCCCAAGTAATTGAAAAAATGGAGACTGAAATTAAGAAAGCTCCACGCAGTGGCCTCTATGAGGCTCAGGTCCGTGAGTTCAAAAATTTCCTCTCGTTGCTGAAACAAAATAGATAGGAGTCACAAAATGGCTAATACAAATGACCAGGATGTTGAGCTCGATGACAACGAAGATGTAGTTGAAGCTCACGATCCTAAAAATGCTGAAAAGCAATCTATTGGTTCTATCAAAACTTCCGAGAAGGCAGGTCCAACTGCTAAAGCTCGCAAGGGAGATAAAAGCAATGGCGAAGCGCCAAAAACCAAAGCTGGTATGATTAGCGTTGCGCATGACTTGATGTCAGAAATGTCTGCTGAAAAGCTGTCAAGCATGCTTAATATTCTTATGGGTGAAGAAGCGGAAGCTACTTCAGTTGCCGAAGCTCGTAAAGTGGATATCAATATCGACTTCACAAGTGACCTTAACGCACTAGTCGAATCTGAAGCTACTCTTTCCGAAGAGTTTAAAGCTAAAACAGCTGTAATTTTTGAAGCAGCAATTAAGTCAAAACTTTCAGAAGAAATTGATCGTCTGGAAGAGGCTTATAAGACCGAACTCGAAGAAGAAATTGCTTCTACAAAAGCAGATCTTGTCGAGAAGGTTGACAGCTACCTCAACTATGTGGTTGAATCTTGGATGGAAGAAAACAAACTCGCAATCCAGAACGGTCTTCGTACCGAGATTGCAGAGACCTTCATGTCAAAACTCAAGGATCTATTCGTTGAGTCTTATGTCGAGGTTCCAGAGTCTAAGGTAGACCTATTTGACGAACTAACAGCAGCTAATGAAGAGCTCGAAGAGACTGCTAACTCTGCTGTTGTAAAAGCTATGAAACTTGCAGAAGAGCTAGAAACTTACAAGCGTGACGCGATCATTCGCGAAGCTGCTAAGGGTCTTGCAGAAACTCAAGTCGCAAAGCTAGCCGCCCTCGTTGAGGATATCGATTTTGAAGATGTTGCAACCTTTACTCAAAAAGTAAAGACCATCAAAGAATCATATTTCTCAAAGAAAACCGCTGAGTCAGCAATTGTAGAAGATACCGAAACTGAGCTATCAGAAGACGTATCAAGCACAATGGCTCAGTACCTCAAAGCAATTCGCAAATCCACAAACTAAGGAGTCCCATTAAATGACAATGGAATCATACGACAATTTGGTGAAAAAGTGGGCCCCAGTTCTTAATGAAGATACTGCCGGCGCCATTAAAGATTCACACCGCCGCGCTGTTACAGCAGTTATCCTAGAGAATACTGAAAAGGCTCTTCGTGAAGAGCGTTCGCAGATGAGCTTCTTGAACGAAGCACCATCTACTTCAGTTTCAAACTCTTCAGTTTCTAACTGGGATCCAGTTCTGATCTCGCTAGTTCGTCGTGCAATGCCTAACATGATTGCATACGACATCTGCGGCGTTCAGCCAATGACTGGTCCAACTGGCTTGATCTTCGCGATGAAGGCTCGTTATGGCACAGGCCAAACTTCTTCAACAGAAGCTCTATTCAACGAAGCTAACACTGCATGGTCAGGTAACTCTGACTCAGCACAAGACTCAGACCCAGCTGGTCTATATGGTCTAACTGCTGGTTCAGATAGCAACATCAACGGCGAGCGTGCAGGTAACCCAGCATTCGCTAAGGGTGTGCGCACCGGTAAAGCTGAAGAAGCAGGTATCTTCCGCAACATGGGCTTCACCATTGAAAAAGCAACCGTTACTGCAGTTTCACGTGCGTTGAAGGCTGACTACTCAATCGAACTAGCACAGGACTTGAAGGCAATTCATGGTCTTGACGCTGAGACTGAGCTAGCAAGCATTCTGAACACAGAAATTCTTGCAGAGATCAACCGTGAAGTTATCCGTACGATCAACAGCCAAGCTAAGACAGGTGCTCAGCAGACTGGTCTACAAAATCGCGGTATCTTCAACCTATCAGTTGATGCTGATGGTCGTTGGTCAGCAGAAAAGTTCAAGGGTCTTCTATTCCAACTAGACCGTGAAGCAAACGTGATTTCAAAAGAAACTCGTCGTGGTAAGGGTAACTTCATCCTTTGCTCAAGCGATGTTGCTTCTGCACTTTCAGCTTCTGGTGCTCTTGACTACGCTCCAGCTTTGTCAACCAACTTGAATGTTGATGACACTGGTAACACCTTCGCTGGTATCTTGAACGGCCGTATGCGCGTCTACATCGACCCATATGCAGTTTCTGACTTCGTAACCGTTGGTTACAAGGGTTCTAACCCATATGACGCTGGTCTATTCTACTGCCCATACGTTCCATTGACCATGGTTCGTGCTGTTGGTGAAGATGACTTCCAGCCACGTATCGGCTTCAAGACTCGTTACGGCATGGTTTCAAACCCATTCGTTGGTGCTACACCAGCAAACGGTCTTGCAACAGCTCGTACCAACCAGTACTACCGTATCTTCCGCGTGGACAACATCCTCGTATCGTAATCGGTATAAAAATAGGGGGTGGATCAACCACCCCCACACTAACTGGGCAGCTTCGGCTGCCCTTTTTTATTCTAGGGACTCGGTGCAGTCACAATCTGCATAGTACTCGTTCATAACAGAACCGTATGATATATCAAACTGTGCTTTCCATTGCCCAAGAAACTCTGGGTGATCCCAAGCAAGACCAAACAGAATCAAGAACCAACATTTCAGTACTATGTTCAGGTAGGTGTTAAAGATCATTCTGTATCCCTCACAGATTGATAACGTAGATAATCATACCAACTGCAAACATTGCAGCGGCAACTACAGCGACATTTTCAAGAATCTTCATGGCGTGTTCCTTCGTTTCCATACACTTAATATAGTACATCTTTGCAGTAAAGTCAACGGGGCCAGTTCATGTTAAAGCCAACATTTGCCTCAGCATCGCGGCGAGCAGCATCAAAAGATGCAAACGGACCGGAAGAAATAACCATATCATCCAGACGACCTTTCGGAGTGTAAACCATCCACTCGTTACGATCAAACTCGTCAGTGACAATCCGGTCAATGTAAACTTCGCGAAGAGCGTTTGTTGCCATTGCGGTGATTTCGTTAACTGATGTGAAGGTCATCATGGTTGTGTTCCTCTTTTCCATACTATAAATATAGTACATCTTCATAGTAAAGTCAACAGATATAAATAGAAGAAACGAAACTTTTGGGATTTTTTTATGGCAGAGCTTACCACAAATATCAACTACTTACAACCGACTGGGTTTAAGGTTGTCATCGACCGCAAGAAGTTTGGTAACCTAGAGTTCTTTGCTCAGTCTGTTGATCACCCAAATGTCTCTATTCCAACAGCAGAGCTGCCATACAGCCGCCTTGGATTGCACGCTGCGGGTGATCGGTTGACTTTTGGACAACTATCAGCTACAATCATTCTTGATGAGAATATGTCAGCATACACAGAAATGTATGACTGGGTCAAACGTTTGGTTGAGGAAGAAAACACTACAAAGTTTAGCACTAGATACAACAATGGTGAAACCACTGCAGTTGACATCACTGTCTCTATATTATCAAGCAGCAACAACGCTGTCAAGAGAATTAGATACTTAGATTGTATTCCAACAGACATTGGCACTATCAACTTTATGTCTAACACATCTGATCTTCAATACCTAACCTTTACAGCATCGTTCTCGTTCTCGTACTTTGAAATAGTCTAACAATAGGACTTCGTTATGAAAGAACTGATCTTGATCCACAATATGTGGAAAGAAGACTGCGTTATTGGTCGTAAGCTAGATGAGGCTTCTCACCAAACACCTATGCTGCATGCAAAGTATCTACAACTGCTATCAGAAGCAAAGATGACTCTGAAGAGTCTTGAGCTAAAGCAAAAGAACCTTCTGAAAGACAAATGGTTGTACTACAACGGCAAGATGGATAAGGAACAGCTCGATAAAAAAGGTTGGGAGCCTGACCCATTCAACGGTCTTCGTATTATGAAGGGTGATATGGATTACTACTATGATTCTGATCCAGAGATCCAGGCATCAATTGAGAAAATTGCGGCGTGGAAGAACATTATAGATACCCTAAGTGAAATTATGGAAAACATTAAATGGCGCCACCAAACGATAGGTAACATTATCAAGTGGAAGGCATTTGAAAGTGGGGGCTGATGGCAGATGTAACTGCTCGTCTTAAAGACTATAGTATGATGCAGGTAATCTGCGATAGAGGAATAGCCGCTGAACTCAGCGAATATTTCTCTTTTTTTGTACCTGGATACAAGTTCATGCCAGCGTTCAAGAACCGTGCATGGGATGGTAAGATTCGTTTGTTCAACGCTCTTGCAGGAGAGCTAAACGCTGGGCTGTTTGTCTATCTGATAGAGTTCTGCAAGAATAGCAACTACACCATTGACATCGAAGAAACTGAGTATGGGTTCCCATTTGCATCAAAGCAGATCGATCGCGAAGGCTTACATGAATTCTACAAGCACCTCAAGCTACCGTATGAGGTAAGAGATTACCAGCACGATGCAATCGCAACAGCATTAGATCGTCAGCGTGGGGTATTTGTTAGCCCAACTGGATCGGGTAAGTCTCTTATCATATACGGTTTGACTCGCCATATCCTTGGTACAGACAAAGGCAAGGTGCTGATCATTGTTCCCACAACTTCGCTGGTTGAGCAAATGCACAAAGACTTTGTTGACTATGGTTGGGATGGTGAGAAGGTTCACAAGATCTATTCTGGCAAGGATAAGACAACCAACAAGCGTGTAATTGTTTCAACTTGGCAGTCAATCTATAAGTTTCCAAAGGCTTGGTTTGAGCAGTTCATTGCTGTGATTGGCGATGAGTGTCACGGGTTCAAATCTAAGTCACTATCGTCTATTATGAACAAGGCTACAGAGGCTAAGTACCGTTTTGGTGCCACTGGAACGCTCGACGGGACGCAGACCCACAAGTTAGTGTTGGAGGGCTTGTTTGGGCCCGTATATCAAGTGACACACACAAAGAAACTACAGGATGACGGAACACTTGCACCTTTAGAGATCACTGTACTAAACTTGTTGTATAGTGAAACAACTCGTGAGAACTTTGGGTCACAAACCTACCAAGATGAGATCAGCTTCATTATCAAACATGAGAAGCGCAATAATTTTATTCGTAATTTAGCACTGGCACAAAAAGGAAATACACTGGTTCTATTCCACCGTGTTGAAAAGCATGGAGAGGTGCTGCGAGATCTGATTCAAGATAAAGCAGCAGAAGGACGCAAAGTATTTTTTGTGGCAGGTAAGGTGGACACTGATGATCGTGAAGCTATTCGTCGTATTGTTGAAACTCAGCAGGACTCTATCATCGTGGCTTCGATGGGCACGTTTTCAACGGGGATAAATATACGAAACCTCCACAACATTATCTTTGCATCACCAAGCAAATCTCAGATCAAAGTGTTGCAGTCTATTGGAAGAGGTTTACGTAAATCAGATGATGGATCAACTACTCAACTATTTGATATAGCTGACGATCTGCACTGGAGAACTAGAAAGAACTTTACACTATTACATTGCTTTGAACGTGTTAAGATATACCAACAAGAACAATTCAATTATAAAGTCACGCAGGTAAATATAGAATGAATGATATTAAACAATTCAAATTGACGTCGGGCGAAGAGATTATCTGCGATGTCTTGGAATATCCAGACGAAGATGTCGCTGACATGGTTGTTAAGAATGCGTATGTGATCTTCATGTATGGTCAAACACCTGATGGCACAAGAACGTATTCGATGCGACCTTGGATGATGATGCAAGACGAGCCTGACAACATGATGGTATTAAACTCTAACCATGTAGTTGGTGAAGCAAACCCATCAGAAAAACTTATTGAACATTACGCTAAAGTTGTGATGCACGATCATGCTCCTGAAAGTAGCACCGAAGAAATGGCTGCAAAAATGGCAAACTTCATTAAACAGTTGAGAGAAGCAGCCAATGAACCATCCTCTGATAGTGACACACCAACAAACATTGTAAAGTTTACTGGGAGAGTCATTCATTGACAGAAGACTACGAAGCCTGGGAAAAATATCCTCAACACCACAATTGGTTTAATAAGTTGTATCTTGCTGAGCTGATGGGATACAAATGTGGTCCTACTGGCACAGCTCCTGACGTTACAGACCACTATGTTGTTCGGCCGATATATAATCTGGGTGGAATGGGTGTAGGAGCTAAGATCGTAAAGATTGACGCTGGAGACTTTACTAAGGTCCCTCCTGGATACTTCTGGTGTGAGTTTATTCCAGGCATTCAATACTCTGCTACATATCAATGGTTAGAAGGTCGCTGGGCACCAAAATCTTGCTGGCAAGGAATACAAAGCATTGAAAGCCTTTCAAAGTTTGTTTCTTGGACTAGATCGCCTCACAAGCCAAAGGTCCCTTCACAATTCAATCAACTGCAAGATGTTGGTGTAATCAATGTTGAATTCAAAGGTGACAAGCCTATCGAGGTTCACTTGAGAGAATCCCCTGATCCCAACTATGATGAGCTTATTCCTGTGTGGGCTGATAACTCTGTTAACAAAGAAGCGTATCTAAGTCGTGGATATCGGTACATCGAAGCATACGATGACGCAAATGGCTTCTTGGAAACCGCTCGCTTAGGTTTTCTGGTTAAGTAATATACCCACTGCTAACAACCGCAGATTTATTATACCCCGATTCTCAGAAAGATCAACAGTTATTTTTGTTGTTGACTAATATAATTTTATCTACTATACTTAACATATTATTAATAAAGTGAGACCATTAATGGCTAAACGTGAAAGTATTCATTACGTCAACAACGCTGATTTTTCACGAGCTGTTGTTGCATACTGTACAGAACTTCAAGCGGCTAAAGCTGAACGAAAGAATGACCTACCCAAGGTTCCAAACTACATTGCCACATGCTTCCTAAAGATCTGTGAAGGACTATCTCACAAGGTCAACTTCATCCGTTACACCTATCGTGAAGAGATGGTTATGGATGCGGTTGAGAATTGCCTTCGTGCGATTGAGAACTACAATATTGAGGCTGCAACGCGTTCAGGTAACCCTAACGCGTTTGCTTATTTTACACAGATCGCTTGGTACGCATTCTTACGACGAATAGCTAAAGAGAAGAAGCAACAAGATATTAAGCTGCGATACTTGTCTCAAAGTGGCATTGAAGAATATATCATTAATGAGACTGGAGATGTCGCCGCAACTCAAGTGTTGCAAGCATTTGTCGATCAGCTAAAAGATCGTATTGATAAAGTTAAAGAAAAGGATACTGAATTTACCCAATTTGCTCGCGAAGAAAAGGTTCGCCGCAAATATCAGATTAGTGTTGACTCAGACTTGCAGGATTTTATGGAATGAAGACAGTTCTTTTAACAGGCGCGGAGGGAATGATTGGATCCCATCTAAAGGTGTTTCTTAGAGACAAAGGGTTTGCCATTGTTGAATTTGAAGGAGATGTTTGTAGTTACAACGACTGGAACAAATATCACTCAGCAGATTATTTAATCCATCTTGCCGCGTTTGCTGGAGTTCGTGCTTCAATTACTGAACCAGAGTTGTTTTATAATAATAATGTCGATGGTATGGATTGTGCTATCAACTTTGCTAAGCGTAGTAAGTGTGCGTTTCTATATGCATCTTCATCTAATGCAAAAGAGTGGTGGACTAATCCATATGCTACCACAAAGAAAATGAACGAACTGCAAGCTCGAGTATTGAACACATCAGTTGGTATGAGATTCCATACAGTATGGCCAGGTCGCGATGATATGTTGTATAAACTGCTTGCCGCTGGTAACGTAAAGTACATCAACGGCGATCACTACAGAGACTTCATTCATATTGATGATTTGTGCACAGCCATCTTGACTATTATGGAAAACTATAGTAATATGAGTAAGGTAGTGGATATTGGTACAGGTCACGCTACACCTGTGCTTGAAGTCGCTAAGAGATTTGGCTTTGATGGTGAGGTGAGGTTTGATTCTGCTCCCCACGAAAGAACAATCACTAAGGCCGACATTGAATATCTACTGCGCCTCGGTTGGACCCCCACACGGAACATTTTAGTATGAAATTTGCTATTCTAAACGACACACACGCTGGTATTCGTAACTCATCGGAGATCTTTCTAGACAATGCTGAAAAATTCTACAGCACTGTGTTCTTTCCCTACCTCGAGGAAGCGGGCATTAACCACATCGTCCATCTCGGCGACTTCTTCGACAACAGAAAGTTTATCAACTTTAGAGCCCTACATCGCAACCGAAAGATGTTCCTATCTCAGTTACGAGATCGCTCTATCACGATGGATATCATCTGTGGGAACCACGACACGTTTTATAAGAACACAAACGAGCTAAACAGCTTGAAGGAGCTGCTTGGTCACTATATGAATGAGGTTCGTATTATTCACGAGCCAACTGAGATCCAGTATGGTGACATGACTTGGGCTTTGGTTCCTTGGATTGCTCCTGACAACGAAGTACAAACGCTTGAGTTTCTCAAGACAACAAAAGCTACCCACATTGGTGGGCATTTTGAGCTAACCGGCTTCGAAGTGATGAAGGGTGTGGAGATGCAGCATGGAATGGAAACTAACTTTCTCGAAAGATTTGACGCAGTCTACAGCGGACACTTCCACACTAAATCTTCCAGAAACAACATTCACTATCTTGGAACCCAACTGGAATTCTTCTGGAACGATGCCCACGACCCAAAGCACTTCCATGTTTTTGACACTGAGTCGAAAGAGATAACAGCTATCCATAACCCACATACGCTGTTCAAACGGATCTACTATGACGACTCGCAGACAGATTACTTGCAGTATGACCTAAGCGACATTGATGGTAAGTTTGTTAAGATTATTGTAATCAACAAGAGAGATCTGTTTACGTTTGATAGGTTCATTGATCGGATCCAAAGCAAGAAGATCCATGAGCTGAAAATTGCTGAGAGTTTCAATGAGTTTGTTGGAGAAGCTGTTGACGATGAGACGATTTCATTGGAAGATACAACATCTCTACTCAACAGCTACATTGATGCTGTCGACACCGACCTAGACAAAGATCGCATTAAAACTCAGATGCATGATCTAATGATTGAAGCTCAGACAATGGAAATTGTATGATTGTATTTGAAAAACTAAAATGGAAAAACTTTCTCAGTACTGGGAATGCGTTTACCGATGTTAACTTTAGAGAATTTCCCACTAACCTAGTCGTAGGACATAACGGGGCAGGTAAGTCGACAATGCTTGATGCGCTGTCGTTTGCGTTGTTTGGACGTCCTCACCGTAACATTTCCAAGCCTCAACTCGTCAACTCAATCAATAATAAAGATTGCGTTGTCGAAGTTGTCTTCACAGTAGCAGGATCAGCATACAAGATCATTCGTGGTATCAAACCGGCTGTGTTTGAGATCTGGAAGAATGATCTAATGATCAATCAAGATTCTCACGCTAAAGAGTATCAGAAGATCCTTGAGCAAAATATTCTCAAGCTGAATCACAAGTCGTTCCATCAGATCGTTGTGCTTGGCAGCTCCTCGTTTGTTCCGTTTATGCAACTAACTGCTCAACACCGTAGAGAAGTTATTGAGGACCTTCTTGACATCAACGTGTTCTCTAAGATGAACCAGCTTCTGAAAATGAAAAATAGCGATCTAAAGGATGCTATTAAGGACATTCAATATCGCATCGATCTGCAATCAAATAGGATTGATACACAGCGCAAGTACATCCAAGACATTAACAGAATCAACAAAGATTTGAAGTCGCAGAAAGAAACTGCGATTACTACTCTACGTAAAGAGATGAGTGACATTAGTCACGACAACTCTGCATTGACTCTAAAGATTCAGCATCAGAATGCTATCTGGCCAACTAAAGAACACAAAGCTCGCCAGAAGAGTATGCAGCTAATGCAATACAATACTCAATTCAAAACTGATATAAAGTCTGTAGTCAAGGATGCAAAGTTCTTTGAAGAGAACTGCACTTGCCCAACATGCACTCAAGATATTAGCGATGAGATCAAAAAGGATAAGATTTCTAAAGCTACTGCACGTGCTCGTGAGTTGAACTCTGCACTGAATAAGCTGACAGAAGAGATTGCCGCTAGTGAGCTGGAGCTGTCGACAATTAGTAAGAACATCGAAGAGATTCGTACTTGGCAGACTGACCTCAATGTCAATACTCAAGCGATTATCCGTATTGAGCGTTCTATCAAAGAGCTTGAGAATGAGATTGACAACCTAACAGATACCACTAGCGACATCACCAAGGCTAAAGAAGATCTGGATCAGTACATCGACGATAAAGACACTATGATCGAAGAGAAGCTGACTCTGAACGATAAGTTTCAATACAACCAAGTGATTGGTGAGATGTTGAAGGATACAGGGATCAAGACTAAGATCGTTCGGCAGTATCTGCCTGTAATCAACAAGCTGGTCAATCAGTATTTGCAAGTGTTGGACTTCTTTGTGTCGTTCAACCTTGATGAGTCGTTTGTCGAGACAATCAAGTCTCGCCACCGTGATGGTTTCTCGTATGACTCGTTCTCTGAGGGTGAGAAGCAGCGTATTGACTTAGCACTGTTGTTTACATGGCGAATGATCGCTAAGATGAAGAATTCAGTAGCAACCAATCTACTGATCCTAGATGAAACCTTTGACTCCTCGTTGGATTACGAAGGTGTTGACAACCTTATGAAAATCATCTATACTTTGGGAGACGATACAAATGTCTTCGTTATTTCTCACAAAGGTGATATCTTAGATGGCAAGTTTGCCAATAAGATTGAATTTCATAAGGAGAAAAACTTTAGCAAGATTAAAGGATCTATATAATGGAACTATCCAACTTTACTATGCAAGTGTTGAAGAACTTTGCTTCGATTAACTCGAACATCGTTATTCATCCTGGTAATACGATTATGACGGTCGCAGAAGCTAAGAACATCTTGGCTAGTGCAACTGTAGAAGAAACTTTTCCTCAAGAGATGGGCATCTATGACCTAGCAGAATTTCTATCTGTGCTTGGCCTTGTTGGCTCACCAACTCTACGATTCACAGATAAGTATGTGCAGATCGGTGATGCATCAGGACGTGCGCAGATTAAGTACTTCTTCTCTGACCCCGAGAACCTAACTCAACCTTCTGCTAAGAACGTAGCTGATAAGGGGATTGTGATGCCCCCCGCCAACGTTTCGTTTACTCTTGATCAAGGCACTCTGAATAACCTCAAGCGTGCTGCAAGTGCTCTTGGTCATAGTCAGGTGTCTATTACCGGAACGACAAAGCTGATTACTCTCAGCATTGTTGATCAAGACAATTCTACCTCGAATACATACTCTATCGATGTTGATGGAGAAGCTGATACTGATCAGTTTAACTTCATCTATAACATTGGCAACTTGAAGGTTATCCCAGCAGACTACAAGGTCGACCTCACCTCCAAGTTAATCTCCCAGTTCACCAGCCTTAATCTTGAGAAAGAGCTCAAGTATTGGGTTGCGCTTGAAAAATCGTCAACATACAAATAAGGATTATATTATGTCCCAGACTCGTCTTAACCAACTTGCAAACCAAGCATCGCGTAGCACCATTGCGGTAATCGATGCTATTACTCAACGTGGTGGCTTCCGCGGCGAAGAGCTATCGACAATTGGTGGCCTGCGCGACCAATGTGTGCAGATCGTTCAACTTGCAGAATCTGTTCAAGAAGAAGCAGCTCTTGCTGAGGAACCAGCTAAGAAGTAATTGACTTTCTGCTCTAATTGAACTACACTTATATTTTATTATGGAGAGCTAAATGTCTAATGACTTCCTTTGGGTTGAAAAGTATCGTCCTCGTAAGATTGCAGAGACGATCCTTCCTAAGCAGTTGAAAGAGACCTTCCAAGCCATCGTAGACTCTGGACAGATGCAGAACATGCTGTTCACAGGAACCGCTGGCTTGGGAAAGACTACTGTAGCTCGAGCCCTGTGTAATGAGATGGGGCTTGACTATATCGTAGTAAACGGATCGGAAGAAGGTAACATCGACACACTGCGTGGCAAGATCAAGCAGTTTGCTTCTTCTATCTCGTTGTCGGGTGGATACAAGGTTGTGATCCTTGATGAGGCTGACTACCTCAACCCTCAGTCCACTCAACCAGCTCTTCGTGCATTCATTGAAGAGTTTAGCAATAACTGTCGATTCATCCTCACCTGCAACTTCAAGAACCGTGTGATCGAACCTCTTCACTCTCGTTGTAGCGTGTACGAGTTCAATACGACTAAGAAGGATCTAGCTGGCTTAGCTGGTCAGTTTATGAAGCGTCTTGAGTTCATCCTCACTACTGAGGGTGTTAAGTATGAACAGCAAGCTCTAGTCGATCTGATTATGAAGTATGCACCCGATTGGCGGAGAACTATCAATGAGATTCAGCGAATGGGACGTTCTCCTCGCGGTGTATCTACTGTTACTGACGGTAAATCTACTACGGATAGCTTTAGCGATCTTGCACTAGCACTGAAAACAAAAGACTTCAAGAAGATGCGTTCTTGGGTGGTCAATAATCAAGATATTGATACTGCTACTGTCTATCGTGGGATCTATGATCGCATGAACGATCTTGTACAGCCTCAAAGCATTCCTCAGTTGGTTCTGATCCTTGCTGACTATCAGTACAAGGATGCGTTCGTAGCTGACCATGAACTGAACATGGTTGCTTGTATGACTGAGATCATGGCTGGGGTTGCATTCAAGTGACCCCATTTGATTATCTCAATACAATCAACGACACCAAGCAAGATATTATGGGGAGTGAAGAGGATGAGCGTAGCTACGTTCCTTTTGTTATCAATCGCAGTTTGTCTTATTTTGCTGATACTGTTGGTATGGCCAACGTAGTCAATCAGCACCACCACCTCGATAAAAAGCTACAATATCACTTCCTTATAAATATCATACGAAAGCGGAAACGCTTCTCGAAATGGATTAAACCTGACTTAGTTAGTGATATGGAAGTGGTGAAACAATATTATGGCTATAGCAACGATAAAGCTCGCCAAGTTTTCCATCTTCTATCACCTGAGCAAATAGAAGAATTAAGAAAAAAGGTGAGCAAAGGTGGAAGAAAGTAACATTGTATCATGGTCACCAGCTGATATGCTGGAGATCACACTTAATGAACCGGATGATTTTTTAAAGGTTCGTGAAACGCTGACTCGCATTGGAGTAGCGTCAAGAAAAGACAAAAAGCTATATCAATCATGTCATATCCTGCACAAGCAGGGTAGATACTTCATTGTGCACTTCAAAGAGCTATTCATGCTGGATGGTAAGAAGGCTAATCTCGAAGAGAATGATGTACTAAGACGTAATACAATCACAACATTGATTAGTGACTGGGGGTTGGTTAATATCCAATCTGGTAAGCCATTACAATGTGCGCCATTACGTCAGATTAAGATCATCTCATTCAAAGAGAAGGATGAGTGGGAACTTTGTCCAAAGTACAACATTGGTAACAAGTAATGTTCATTAAGACTGTTGACAATGCACTAGATGCAGCTACATTATCAGCTCTTGAACAAGAAGTTGAATCACTGACGCGTTTAAACAAATGGCAAAAGACATTTGAACGGGCTGGGTCGTATATGCTAGAGGCTAATGATCTCACAGCATTACCTGCACTGCAGAATCTATACCATATTGTTTCGAATGCAGAGGGTTTGGAATTCATCGAATCAAACATTGGAATCGCCGGAGTGATCTGCGATCCTCATATGGTTGGTGCTGGATACAGCCAGATAAAAGATCATGGAGATCTTAAACCGCACATTGACTTCAACTGGAACGATAGATTAAAATTGCATCGCGTTGCATCCTTAATCATCTATCTGTCGACTCCAGAAGAAGGTGGTGAGATTGAGTTTGAGAATACTGCTAAGATTGAAGTAAAGAAGAATCGCGCTGTCGTTTTTGAACACAGTGAAACAATTCGGCACTTTGTTCATCCAGTAAAAGGTATTCGTAATGCTGTTAGATTTTTCTACTATGCATCTAAACTTCGCCCGCCAAAAGGATACCACAGAAGTTTATATGGATTGAAAAATGGAAAACCAACAGACGTTAAATGATTTTCCAACTATTGATGTTTGGGTTAATACAGATGGCAGTCCACTTATAAAGATGGACTACAGTTATCAATTTCAGGGAAAGACTCTTAGCTATGATAGTGATTATATCTTTAAGGGTTTATTTGTCTATCATTTTAAGAATTATACAAAAAGTATTAATATAAAAAAAATTGGCCAGGATATTGTTAACCAGGAAAATATTAACCTAGTTGTAGTGGGGTGTCCAGATTTTAACAATGTTGTTGATGCTCTAGAACATATTACATCAGAAGTATATCATTGGTGTAGAAGTAATAATGTGAGAATCGTTGTGTGTCTCACAAGAGAAGCCATTTCCACATTTAGTTCACAGCAACTCCATACAGTAATACAAAATTCTTTAATTAATCGTGGATTTGATTCATCTGTAGTAAAAATTGTTTACAACGCATATGATTTTTGTGATAATATTATGTACGCTGATTATCTCATCCCCATTGATACTATGAGAAGAACATTGAAGTTTATGGTTGCTGGCACAATTAATGATCCAGACAATATAAAACTGTCTAAAGATAGA